TATAATTGATTTTCTAAGTTCAACATTAGCTAATTTTGTTAAAACATGAATAGTACCAAAACCTATCCCAACTGCGGCTATAATATCTTTAAATTTAAAAGCTTGTTCAACTAAAAAAGTAAAACCTTGTAGAACTGGGTCAAAAAATTTCATTACATCAACAAATATAGCTTTTAGTTGTTCAATAGAAGCATTAAAAGCCTGTTGGGCATTTTGTTGTTCTAATCTATCTGCTAATTCATCTTTTCCTATTGCCCTTAAATCTTCAGCAGTTTTGCCCTGAACTTCTTGTTGGAATAAAATATCGGCTAATTGGTCTGATTGCATACCTAAGGCAGCTGCTAAAGCTTCCTGTTGTAATACATTCATTTTACCAAACTCATCAAATGAACCTGCTTGTTCTTGTAATTCTTGTGCTAAAGTAACTTGATCACCAGCAAGGGCTGCTGCTCTTGCTCTTTCTAAATTAAGATCTTTACCTAACATTAATTCAGCTTCTAATTCTTTGGTAATAGAATCCTCAAAATCTAGTAATTGTCTACCCGCATCAGCAACATCATCTAATGAAGCTCCAAATAATTTAGCTTGAGTTACTGCTTTAGCTATTTCTTCAACACTACCCCCTAACTGTGCTCTAGTTGCACCTGTAATTTTACTTGATTCTTCAAGTACATTTTTAAGATTAATTTGTACTCCAGCCTGCCTTTGTAGTTCATAACTTGCACCTAAAGCATTTTTATACTGATTTTCAAAGGATTCATCACTTAAAGATGAAGCTGCAGCTAAACTACCAGCAGCTTCGGCACTAACACCAACTGTTTTTTCTAATTTAGTTGCTGTTGCTAACGTTTGTTGAGAAAATTTAGCTATAAACCCAAATTGTTCACTTATTTGAGTAAAAGTTTTAATTAAATTAGTAGATGTTGTATTTAAATCATCAGAAGCAAATGCTGTAGCAGCAAATTCTCCTTTTAATGCTCTAGCTTCAGAAGAAGTCATAGCCATTGATCTTTCAAACTCGGTAATTGTTTTATTATTTTTAAGTATGGCTGCTCCAAAACTTGTTATAGCTGCTAATGCTAAATTAGCTGGGTTAGTTAACCCATCCATCATTTGTTTTCCAGCTTCTTTTAATCCTGCACCTAGTCCCGCTACACCACTACCAGTATCTTTAACTTTGTCACTAGCAGCCTTTAAAATTTTATCTGTATTGACAAGATCTCCAACTAGAGGGATTTTAGATATACCTTTTAATATACCACCAAACGCACCTAGTTTTTTTTCTATTTCCTTCTTTTGTTTTAATTCTTTTTCTCTTTCTGCCTGTTCGGCTTGGATAGCTTTTAAATTCTGTTCGGAGAAAAATGCTTGTCGTTCTGCAAAACTCATTCCAGCTACCTGTTGGTCTAAAGTAGCCTCTCTATTACCTATCTCTTTTTGAATTGCATCTAATCTATTAAGATCAATTTGTTCACCTTTTTCAGCAGCAGCTAAAATATCATCCTGTTCTTTTTGTAATTTGGATATTTGAGTTAAATTACCTTTCGCATAACCTAATCTTTTTTTACCTTCTGAAGATAAACTAGAACTTAAACTAGCGTTTACTTTTTCAGCTTTGGCTATAGTTTCGGAATTTTTTGAGATTTGTTTAGTAAGATCTTCAATACTATCAAAGTCTTTTCTTTGATTTAAAATTACTTTATTAATCTCCTTATTTACTTTTAATATATTATTATCAAAAGTAGAAATTCTAGATTTAATTCCAACAGTTTCTTTAATGGAGTCAACTAAACCAGAAGAAAGACTTAATCTGTCTTCATCAATAGCTTTAGCTCTTTCCTTGAGTTTTATTTCTCTCTCAAGTTCGGCATTAATTTTCTTTTGTTCGTCTAAGCTAGGCACAGAAATGTTTTATTATAAATATTATTATTTATAACTTGTTTTACCCTTATAGGGTTTACTTGCTTTTAAAAATTCTGGGGTGTTTACAGTGCCGTCAGTGTTTACTAAGTTAGAAGTGTTTTTTCCTTTTGTAGAGGATTCATATGCTTTTTGTTCTTCTTTATAATAATCATCTATTTCTTTAAATACAAATTTTCTTAACCAAATAGGAAGATTATAAATAGTATAAAAGTCATAAGCACCTTTACTATGAAATATAATAGAATGTAATTGTTTAAATAAATTTATCCTAATTATAGGAGCATCATTAAGCGTCAGGCCAAAAAAAGCCAACCCCAATGGGTATTCGGACCTCCTCTCCCGATTCTAGTGTAACATTTAAATCTACATCTGGTTGAGTGTCTCTAATATGTTCCCTTAATGCCCTAGAATCTCTTGCTAATAAATGATTATCTACAAAATCTCTAATTTCTTTTGACTCCGAAGAACCATTTACTGAAGTAAGAATATATTTTAGTCTTGTAGATATTTCTGGATTTGAAGTTTTATTTAGTTTTTTAAGTCCTGCTAATTCCCTATCAATTTTTTTATCATCCGCACCAGTTAATATTTTATAAGTAATTGTAGTTTTACTGTGAGGTAATATAAATGTAAATTCATTTTGCCCATTAACTATGGATGATTCATCAAATTCTTTATTTTCAAGAGTTGATAAATCTATTACTTCACTTACTCCATTAATAGTTACCTCATATTCACTACCATATCCTAAAATACGAGTAGCAATTAATAATGCATTTTTATCTCCTACAATTAAATCATCAAGATTAATTTTAGAAACAATTACTGATTCTAAAAGTTTGTCTAATACAGTACCCTTTTGAATGTAAGTTGAATTAGTTAAAATATCCTCTTCTTTAGCAGTCATATATTTTATTTCTACTTTACCGCTTGAAAGTGGATTGTCTTTTGGATATACTAGTCCTTTGGAAGGTAAGTCAATTACCTCTGTTGGAAAATTAAATTCGGCCATAATCTTTATTTAATAACGTTTATTATACATATTAAAGTAAGAAAAAGCTTGGCGAGAGCCAAGCTATTTTCTAAAGTAAATAATTAATAAAGGTTATATTGCCATATTTAATGGCTCGGTAAATAACCACCCGACATGATTTCTTTGGTCTAAACTAAAAAACAATTTATTCATTTCACCACCACGTCTATTTTTACTAAACCATATAGCTCTACCACCTTCTGATTGGAATTTTATATGAGCCATCGCGGTAATCATGTGTTTAAATCGGTTACTACCAGCGAACTCTCCACCTTTAGTAACCTGCTGAATGATCATAAAGTTAGTGTTTTTACTACCTTGATTTTCAGCTTTATTGTGTTTTTCAAATAAATTTAATAATTGAGTTTCTGCATTTTTCATAGTACCACCGTGAAAATCTTGAACGGCAACTGCAAGCTCAGCAAATGAATCTACAAGAACCGAATCCCAACCTTCATGAAGAATTGATTTTAAAATCACTAATGGATCATGCTCAATCCAATCACCCATAAACAAAATAGGTAATGAACCAAACTTTGGGAATCTTTTAACCATTCCTACCATATCAATCTGAGTCATCTCACCTGATATAAATAGTACTTTATTACCATTTTCTTTCATATTAGCAAGCATATCAAGTAAAACTGTAGTTTTACCAACACCTGGATCACCAACAAATGCAACATTAGTACCTTTCATCATTCCACCTTCACTTGAAAGCAAATTATCAATTTTAGTACCAGTTTTCATGGGAACAAACAATTCAGGATTAAATTTAAATGAATCCATTGTCATTGTAGATGGTTTAAATCTTTTAACTATTTTACCAACTTTACGGCTTGGTCTACCTCTTTTAATTTTTACTGTGTTTGACATAACCTTTATTATTATTAATTATTTACAGTGTAAATATACGTACCCTATCTCAGGTAACCAAATTTTTCGCGCGAGAAAGAAAAAAGCTTAACCGAAGTTAAGCTATTTTTCAAAAAGGGGTGGGTAAAATTTTAGAAATTCAATACACAGTAATCTGGTTGAACTGTCATTGTAATTTCTTGAGCAGCATTTTCATTATCCCAGTTAAAGTCTCCAAATGAAGCAGCTGTAATTAGAGCTCCTTTAATAATCCATTCAGATACTATATCACCTACAGGACCTAAAACATTAATAGTTAAATCTTTTTTATAGAAATCACTATATCCATCTCTACCTGTTACTGATTCGTGGTGTAAACGAACCCATTCCATTACTGCTTGAGCTCCTGATGGTGTAATTGGATCAAACAATGTAAAATCGATTGTGTTCCATACTGTTTTACCTTTAACATATCTCTGAACATTTATGTGATTAAGAGGTACAGTTCCTTGTTCTAAGGAAACTGCTCCAACACCTTTCATAATGTATGCTGGAAAACCATCAACAAAACATATAAATCTATTCTGTTGTTTTGGCTCAAAAGCTGTGAAAAATACTTCGTTCGGGTTTAATACTGCCATTTTATTTTTTTATTTTATTATAAATATTCTATTTTTTAATCTTTATGACGGGAATGTTGCTCCTGTTGGTAATACATTGAAATCAAGTATTATAAATTCAGCTGTTCTAGTTGGTTGTAGGAATATTTGTCCTATTAACTCATTTCTATCTATAACATCTGGTGTGTTATTACTTTCATCCATTACTACTTTAAAGGCAAATAATCCTTGTCTTTGTTGTACAGATTCTAAATATGGGTTAACTTGTGTTAAGAAATTTTGTCTCGTTGCTACTGTATTTTGTTCAAATACTAAATTATCTGCAATTTGAGAAATAAAATCTTTAAGTGTTATTAATAATCTACGTACATTTACTCTATCTAAAGCTGTAGCTGCTTTTTGTAGTGTTTTCTGTCCAAATACTACTACTCCTTGTTGAGGGAATGTAGCAATAGGATTAATATTAGCTTCATATAAAGTATCCCTATTAGCAGAAGTTAATCTTCTTTCAGCTCTAACAACTTGTCCCATTCCACCTCTAGTAATACCTGCTGGTGCGAACCATGGATCACTTGAAGCATCTGTAAACGCATATACACCTGGTATAAATGTAGAAGCTGGGATAAATACTAATTGTCCAGAATTAGGATCAACTGTTTGAATCCAAGGCCAATATGCAGCTGTATAACTATTATCTATAGCACCTGCTTGGTTTACTACTGTATTGATTTGAGTATTATAATTAACTAAATCTATTACTGCAATAGCATCACCACGAGCAATTGTATTATTCATTATACTAGTAACTTGTGTACCATATTGTTGGTAATTTAAACCAGGAGCCGAAATAATATTATACTGGTAGCTATCTCTATCAGCTAATAAGGCAATTGCATTTGTATAATCAGTACCAATTAGTCCTTGTGTGTTAGTACTATTGATTTGTTGGTAAAAATTCATTGGATTTCTACCACTTGGATTATCAGTTGGTACATTTTTACCACTTGCATTTCCAAATGAACCAGAACTTACAACTGGTAAGGAACTAGTAAAGATATCTTTTGCTCTTCCTGCATTATCAAGATAATTTGGTGTGTTATAATTTACTTCTTTTACTCTTACATAAGCCGAGATGTTAGGGAATGAACCTGTTTCTTGTAGGTAAGTATCTCCCCCTTGAGTAATTAAATTTGTAGATGAATCACCTATAGCTCTAGCAATATAATTAGTAGCAAATGGATCTAAAGAAATATTATTATAAGTTTCTAAAAATACTTTTTGGTTATTATTATCATTACCTCTTCTAATTGCTAAACTAAATACACCTGAAGATGTATTTACAGCTGTAATTTCCCATCTTAAATTATCAGCAGAACCACTTTCTAAAGCACCATTAGTAGTTTCACCTGGTTGCTCATTATTCATTACATCACCAGCAGTAATTGTTTCTAACACAAAAGGTGCATCACCTGTTCGTGTGTTTGCTGATGTTCCACCTGGAGCACCTGAACTAGTGTTAATCATTGAACTAGTAGCAGAAGTCCATGTTGCTGAAGATGATACTACTCTTGTTACTAATAATGATGTTCCTCCGTTTTGGAAATATTGATTTGCAGCGATTGAGGTTAAATAAGTATATTCGTTAGAACCACTTTCTAATGCACCGCCAAATATAGCTTGAAATGCACTAAATGAACTAACTAATGTAGGTCTTTCAATAGGTCCTAATACAGTTGGGCCAATAATAGCCGCACCTCTTTCTACTGGTCGGGCTGTTACAAAAGATTGATCGTTTTCTCTTGCTAATACACCTGGAGATATTAATGTTTCTGCCATTTTATTAATTTATTTTAATATTGTTTTATTATAAATATTAAAAACCTCCTCAAAAAACTATTTTGCTAAAGTAAATTCTCCGGTTTCTAGATTAACATTACCTTCACCGTATTTTTTTTGCATCTCTTTAGCAGTTTTATTAGATTCTTCTTGCAAATCAGCTAAATTATCTAAAATAGCACTTCTTTGTCCTTCTAATATTGCTTTTTGAATATCAACATTACCTAAATTAAAGGTAATTTGATTTTGTCTTTGTTGGTAACTTTTTAGAACTTCTAGTTCTTCTTTTGATAACTTAATTTTATCACTCATATTGATTAATTTAATTATAAATATATATTATTATTCTATAAATTTAAGAGTTTTTCAAACTCATTAAATACTTTTTCAGGTAATATTGATTTATGACAGATATGTTGTTTATCCGTTCCTTGATAAACGGGACACCAATCCCAGTCACCAGGATCAAAATTATAGTCTTTTTCTACCCAACAATTATTACATACACTGTGATTTTCTACTTTAGTTAAATAATTAGTAAATTCATAACCATAAGGTATAAAATTATTAATCATTAAAGTTTGTTTTTTTATAGCCCAATTCATCCACGATATCCCTGAACCTAAACCAATTAATAATTCTGAGTGGTAAAGATAATTAAATAAATTATCCCATGATAATTTAGATTTATTTATTATATTAGTACCCGTAAAACCATTTAAAGATAAACTTACTACTTTATATCCTTTAGAATGAATCATTTTAGCTAAATCTCTCCAATAATGATGAGGCCATTCTTTCAACCCAGCCGTAGACTGAGGAGCGATACAAATATATTTTCCTTTTATTGGTCTTTTTTTAGGAGTAAAATTAACTCCATGATTTATTTCTTTATAAGGTAACCCCAAAATATCAGTTGAAGATTTTATTATAGGTATAGTATTGGGTTGATTAGGATGAACATTTGGGTTATCCCAACTACCTTCATCGTTTCTAAACCAACCTATATTATAATGGGCATAAGCAGGATAACCCTCCCCTGGGTTTACAAAAGTTATATCTTTATAAGCTTCTAAATTTTTAAACCATTCATTATGAAAAGTACTTAAAACTACTTTACATTTATATTTATTTTGAAATTCAACCGCTTGAGGAGCCCAACCTAAAGTATCTCCTATTGATTTAGAGTCTATA